GGCTCAAGCTCCGCGGCGGAACGTGAATCTCGGGGAAGGGTGAAACGTTCCGCTGCGGGGACAGTCGACGCCCGCCAGGCACTCGCCGCGGCGATGACCGAGGCCGAGCTCGAACGGCGCGTCTGGCATCTCATTGACGGCCTGGGCCTGATGGCCTACCACACATACTGCGCAAAACGCTCCAGGCGTGGTTTCCCTGACCTGACCATCTGCGGGACCAGGGTTATGTTCCGTGAGCTCAAGCGGGAGAAAGGGCGTGTCACCGACGACCAGCGTCAGTGGCTTCACGCCCTGTCCGCGGCCGGGGCCGACGCTGGGATCTGGCGGCCGAGTTGCCTACTGTCTGGCCGCGTTGCCAAGGAACTGACGGCCATCAGCAGGCTTGCGAGGGCCGCATGAACGGCACTGTGGTCGACCTGTTCGCGGGCCCGGGGGGCTGGGATGTCGCCGCCGATGCGCTCGGCATCCCCGGAACCGGCATCGAACTGGACGCGGCGGCATGCAAGACGCGTGAGGCCGCCGGGCACGAAACCGTCCAGGGCGACGTGGCCGCGTACGACCCGGCCGGGCTCGGCGAAATCTGGGGATTGGTGGCAAGTCCGCCTTGTACTTCCTTCAGTGCGGCCGGCGACCAGGGCGGCAACGCCGTCACCGGGCACCTCACCGCGCTGATCCGTGACCTGTTCGCCGGGCGGGACACCCGCGTAGAGCATCGCCTGGCGATGACCGCCGCGCTCACCGAAGCGGGCTGGCCGGACGGCGACATGCTCCCAGAGAAGCGGGCCGCGAAGATTGGGCAGGCCGTCATGTCGGCGTCTCTCGTCGCTGAGCCCGCCCGGTTCATCCACGCCTGCCGTCCCGAGTGGGTCACGCTCGAGCAGGTCCCCGCGGTCCTGCCGCTGTGGCAGGTATACGCCGCCGAGCTCCAGAAGATGGGCTACCACGTCTGGACGGGGAAGCTGAACGCCGCGGACTACGGTGTGCCGCAGACCCGGGAACGGGCCATCCTCATCGCCTCCCGGGCTCGGCGTGTCGCCCGCCCGGAGCCGACCCACTACGACGACCGCAAGGGCACGCAGTTGTGGGGGACGCCGTGGGTGTCGATGGCCGAAGCGCTCGGCTGGGGTGCGACCGGCAGGGCGGCTCCCACCGTCACCGCGGGCGGCACTAAGACGGGTGGCGCGGAACCGTTCGGGCACCGGGACCGGGATGCCCTGAAAGCCACGCAGGAAGCCGGGCAGTGGGCACTCCGCAAGGAACGCGGGCAGGGACTCCTTGAGCGCGGCGGTGCGCGCCGCGACCACCCCCTGGACGAACCCGCGCCGACCGTTACGGCAGGAGTCGCGGGGTCTGGGCCACGCCTGTCCTGGGTCCTGCATACCAACCGGGGCCAGGAGCCGGACGGCAGCAGGCAGACCGCAGACCCGCAGACCGCGCCCGCGCCCGCGCTGACGAGCAAGTCAGGCGGCCAGTGGGTATTCCGCAACAACAACAACAACAACGCATGCGAACGGTCACTTGACGAACCTGCGGGGACGCTGTTCTTCGGGCACCGGTCCAACTGGGCAGCGTTTCAAGCCGGGCAAGAGTCCGTGCGGATCACCGTCGAAGAAGCCGCCGTCCTCCAGTCCTTCCCCGCCGACTATCCGTGGCAGGGAACGAAGACCAAGCGGTTCGAGCAGGTAGGCAACGCCGTCCCCCCATTGCTGGCTATCGCTGTCCTCGGTGTGGCTACGGGGATCGATTGGCTTCCGGTCGCTGAGCGGCACTCCAGGGCCGTCTACGGGCAGCAGAAGGCCGCGTGAACGCCCGTGAGCTCGCCCGCCTCCACGACCTCATGCGACCGGGGGAACGCCTCGCAGGCCTTCTGGTGGCACGGGTCGGGGGGCGCCGGACATGGCGGCTGGTGATGGTGCGGGACGGGGCACGCAGGGTTGTTGTCGGCGAGGACGAGCAGCAGGCAGGGGCAGTCTGATGTCAGGGGTGCGCGCGCTGGGCCTTGTCCTCGCGGATGAGCTTGGCGACGTACTCGTAGGTGTAGGCGTAGCCGATCGCGCGGGCGATCTGTGCGGGCTTCATGCCCTGCCGGGCAGCGTCAAGGATCGTCGCCTTGAGGCGATCCGGCGCGTTCTCGTAAGCGTCGGCCGCGTCAGCAAGGGCGCGGCGCGTCTCGTCGGCGTCCATCTGAGGTGGCGTCTCGTGCTCCATTATCGCGGTCACGAAACCATACTACCTGACCGTTTCGTCGTCTGATAGTGTAAACTGAGTTCGTTGTTTCGATGGAACGACTAGGTTTCGGGGAGGGCGGCCACAGGTGGCCATCGGTGTCACGGCGTGGGTCTGGGAGTACTCATGGTCCCGGCATAGCGCGCGGCTCGTACTGCTGGCCATCGCTGACTGCGGCGAGGTCGCGACGATAACCGTGGCCGAGCTAGTGCAGAAGACGCTCATAAGCGAGCGTGCCGTCCAGATAGCCGTCCGGGATCTGGTCGCACTGGGTGAACTGGCAGTCGAATACTCCGGGGCCGGTAACCGCTACAGGGTGCTTATGCCTCACATGATCCGGCCGCCGATCCCAGAGCCGACTGTTCGCATACCCGTCCCGGACGGGCTCCGGTTTTTCGTTTTCAGGCGCGACGGCTACCGCTGCCAGGAATGCGGCAGCACCGACGACCTGACGCTCGACCACATCTATCCGCAGATCCTCGGCGGCGCGCACACGGAAGACAACCTGCGTGCGCTCTGCCGGTCCTGCAACAGCCGCAAGGGGGCACGCGTCTAATGGCACGCAGTGAGGCGCGGATCTTTACCTCGATCTGGAAGGACGAGGACTTCCTGGCGCTGCCGCCGGGTGCCCAGCGGCTTTACATGTTCCTGCTGTCGCAGGATGACCTCACCTACTGCGGCGTCATGCCGTTGCGTGAGCGCCGATGGGCGTCGAAAGCGGCCGGGCTGACCCTCCATGACATCGAGCAGGATCTCAAGGCGCTAGAGGGTACGGCTTACCCTTCGGCTTACCCTGCCCCGGAATCCCCGAGAACCCCGTTTGTCATCACCGACGAGAACACCGGGGAACTGCTTATCCGGTCGATGATCCGCCGCGACAGCGCATGGAAGCAGCCGAACCTGCTGAAGCAGGCACGCGAGTCTGCCGACCAGATCGAGTCACCGAAAATCCGCGCCGCGCTCGTCGCCGAACTTTGCCGCCTTCCCGTCGATGAGTCGCCATCGGTGCAGGTCAAAACCCTGGTCGCCGATTTCATCACAGACCTCGAACAGGGTACGGCTTACCCTTCGGCTTACCCCCCTCTGAACCCTTCCGATGACAGTACGGGCGACCCTTCGGCCAATGACCATGCGTGCGCGCGGGAGCTTGGAGAGGGTTACGTACCTGTAGAGGGGATCCTCCAAGCTCCTATCTCCAAAGCTCCTAAAACCACTACGCCGCAAGAGCGGCGTCAAGGCACTCGGCTGCCAGACGACTTTGAAGTCACGCCCGAGATGGTCGCGTGGTTCCGCGAGCACTGCCCCCACGTTGACGGCAAAAGCGAGACCGAGAAGTTCCGCGACTACTGGCGCGCTAAGCCCGGCAAGGACGGCCGGAAGCTCGACTGGCCTGCCACCTGGCGTAACTGGATGCGCACCGCCGAGGACCGCGCCATGCCGCGGCAGCGCAGCAACGGCCAGCGGCCGCAGCGCGGCGGGGCATCCGATCCCCTCACCGATCAGGTCTACGGCGAAGGGAGCACCCAGATATGACCATGACCGATCCCGAACGGGAAGCGCTGGAGACGTGGCACGCCGAGCGCCGTGAGCGCCTCGCCGCGAATCTCCTCGCCGGACGGCCGGCGGAGTTCGCCGCACCCGGCCAGCTGGACCAGCGCCTCGTCGCATGGGCGAGGGACCTCACGCTCACCCGCGGCCGGAACCTGATCCTCACCGGCCCGGTCGGCACCGGCAAAACATGGGCCGTATGGCATGCCGCCGAACGGGCCGTCCGCCATGGCTACGAAGGCCGGGTCGCCATCACCACCGCCGCCCGGTTCCGCCGCGTCGTCGCCCCATCCACCGCCGACCCGGCCGAGTTCAGCCGGTACACCGACGCCGGGCTGCTGGCAATCGACGACCTCGCCGCCGCCCGGCTGTCCGAATGGGACATGGATCACCTCGGCGAGCTCGTCGACGCGCGATGGGCCGACCAGCGCCCGACCGTCGTCACCTCAAACGTCACCGACCTGCGCACCCTGCTCGGGCCGCGCATCTCAAGCCGCCTCGCCCACAACGCCGTCACGGTCGAGATGACCGGGCCGGACCGCCGGAGGAAGCCGTGACCACGATCATTGAACCCACCCGGACCCCGGACATCGAGTTCGCCGAGAAGTCCGTCCTCGGCACGATGATCACCTCACAGCGTGCTGCGGAGAACATGCTCGATGTCCTCGACCGGGAGGAATGCTTCGGTGACCCCGGTCACCGGGCCGTGTACGCCGCAATCCGCTACATCGTCGAGGAGGGCACACCGCTCGAGCCCGCGACGGTCCTCACGCGGCTGGTCGCCGCAGAGCACGGCGTCTGGCACAGCGGACAGGCGGGGGTGATCCTCGGCGACCTGATCCACCATGCCAGCCCCGCCTATGCCGTCCACGCGCAGACGGTGCTGCGGGCGGCCCGCCGGCAGCACACCCTCGAGGCCGTCGAGTCGGCCCGGGGGATCGCCTCAGCGCCCGGTTTCGACGCGGCGGAGAGCGGCGACCTGATCCGCAAGCTCATCGACGACGCGCTCACCGGCCCGCAGGACACCGACGCGGGGTCGACCGCCGCGGACCTGTTCGACACCGCGATGGACCGGCTTGAGTCGCCGGACCCGCCCGGTGTGATCCAGTTCCCGTGGGCGGATCTGCGGGAACTGGTGCCGTACCTGCGGCCGGGCCAGCTCTGCACGATCGCCGCCCGGCCGTCACTGGGCAAGTCGCTGCTCGCCCACGACCTGGCCCGCCACGTCAGCCTGCACGTACGCATCCCGTCGGTGCTGTTCACGATGGAGATGAGCAGGGACGAGGTGATGGACCGGCTGCTCGCCGCTGAGTCCGGTGTCCTGCTCAGCCGGATCGTCGAGAAGGATCTCGATGACAACGCGTGGGCGCGTCTGGCCGCTACCCGCGAGCGGTTCCACGAGTCACGGCTGATCATCGACGACGTGCCGAAGGCGACTCTCGCGCATATCCGGGCACGCTTGCGCGGCGCGTCCAGGCGCGAGCCCGTTCAGCTGGCGATCGTCGACTATCTCCAGCTGATGGCTTCCCCGGGCGGGTCGGAGAACCGGCAGCAGGAAGTGTCCGCGCTGGTATCCGGGCTCAAGGCGATTGCGCGGGAGTTCAGGATCCCGGTCGTGATGCTGTGCCAGCTGAACCGTCTCGCTGAGGGCCGGTCCGACCGGCGCCCGTATCTGTCGGACGCCCGCGAGTCGGGGGCTGTCGAGAACGACTCCGACGTTGCGATCCTGATCCACCGCCCGGACTTCCATGACCACGAGTCGCCGCGGGCCGGCGAGGCGGATCTGATCGTCGACAAGAACCGGAACGGCCGCCGCGGGACAGTCACGGTCGGCTTCCAGGGACATCACGCCCGGTTCGTCGACCTGACCAAGACATGGACGGCCTCAGCGGTGATTGGCGGCGCGGCATGAGCCGCTCAAGCCTCGCAGATGCCTGTGACAACCACTTCCCCGGCGACATGCCCGCTGTCCACCCGCACACTGTGCTGCACGTGGGGGACGGGACGCTGACCGCGTTCTACCACTGCCCCGCGTGCGGGCGGCGGTGGTTTACGGGGTGGGACGCGAGGGCCGCGTCCTGGCCGGGGGACAGGCGGGCGGCGGCGTGAGCGGGCGTGTGGTCGTGCTGCGGGGGGATGCCGCGCACCTGCCGTTGCCGGACGGGAGCGTGGACGCGGTGGTTTGCGACCCGCCGTATGCGCTGACCGAGCTGCCGGTCACGAAGGTGGTTGAGGCCCTGACTGCATGGCTGGCAGGTGACCGGGCGTATGTCCCGAAGACCGGGGCTGGCGGGTTCATGGGCCGTGAGTGGGACAAGTTCGTGCCGCCGCCGGCTGCGTGGGATGAGTGCCTGCGGGTGCTGAAGCCGGGTGGCTGGCTGCTCGCGTTCGCCGCGCCGCGGACGCAGGATCTGATGGGCCTGTCGATCCGGCTGGCCGGGTTTGAGATCCGCGACGGGATTTCTTGGCTGTTTTCGCAGGGGATGCCGAAGTCGCTGGACGTGGGAAAGGCGATCGACAAGGCGGCCGGGGCGCAGCGGGAGGTGATCGGCGAATCCCCGTTCGCGAGCCGCAAGCCGCGCGGCACGTGGACGGGTGACGTGTACGGCGATGAACCAGCGAGCGGCATCGGCCCGAACCTGACTGCTCCCGCAACGGAGGACGCCGCACGCTGGGAAGGCTGGGGGACTGCACTAAAGCCGGCGAACGAGCCCATCATCGTCGCCCGTAAGCCGCTAGAGGGCACGGTGGCGCAGAACGTGCTAGAATGGGGCAGTGGCGCTCTCAACATCAGTGCATGCAGAGTCGGACCGGATGGCGGCGGCGCGGGCGGCAGCGTCGGCCAAGCGGACACGGGAAGGTGTCCTGTACATTCCGTGCGCGGTATGCGGGACCATCGTCCGCAAGCAACGCTCCAACGTGGCGCGGCAGAAGTGGCCGAACACCTGCGGGCGAGCATGCAGGGGCAAGTTGATGGCGGGCCCGCAGAACCCGAATTGGCGCGGCGGCTCTTGGCTGGACAGCAGATCGGGCTACCGGGTTGTGGCGACGCGAGCGCTACCGGAATCGGATCGGGAACTTCTGCCGAAGCCGATGCCGCGCGAGTACCTAGAACACCGCCTAGTGATGGCCAGGAAGATCGGACGCCCGCTTCGCCCGGACGAGATGGTTCATCACATCAACGGGGTGAAGGACGACAATCGTCCGGACAACCTGCACCTGACGGACTGGGAAGGGCATTCAAGGGAGCATCGCCTGATAGAGCGCGAGATGGTCATGCTGCGCTGGCAGAATCAGCTTCTTTGTCGTGCACTTGTGGCGCTGAAACAGCAAGAGTAGACGCAGGCCGCTGGCCGCCGAATGTCCTGCTGTCCGGGGAGGCGGCGGCCGAGATGGACCGGCAGAGCGGCGTGCTCACCTCGGGCGCCAACCCGACCCGGCGCGGCTCCGACAAGTTCCGCGACGCCTACGGTGATTTCACCGGGCAGGCCGAATGCGTGGCGCACCGTGGCGTGGACTCTGGTGGAGCCAGCAGGTTCTTTCCCGTCTTCCGCTACGAGGCCAAGGCCGACGCAAGCGAGCGCCCGCGCCTGCCTGACGGGACCGCATGGCCCACGGTAAAGCCGGTCGCGCTCATGCGCTGGCTCGTCCGCCTCGTCACCCCTCCCGGCGGGACAGTCGGGGATTTCTTCTGCGGCACCGGACCCACGGGCGAGGCAGCCATCATCGAGGGCTTCAACGCAATCCTGCTCGACAAGGACCCGCAGGCGATCGCCCTGACCCGGGTCCGACTGGCTAAGCCGATCCAGCCGCTGATGTTCGCTCCCGAACCGACCGCTGAGCGCAGCGTCCCGAAACCGCCGCCGCCCGCGCCGGACTCCCTGTTCGACCTCGGGGAGGCGTCTTGACCGGCGATGCTCCGAAGCTGTCCGGCTCCCAGGTCACCGCGGCCGCCTGCGTCGCGGTCATCGTCCCCGGGCTTGGTGCCTGGCTGGGTGCCCACACAGGCACCAAAGGCACGGTGATCGGCACGGCGATCGGTGCGGTGCTGTCGGTCCTGTGCGGCTGGCTGGTCCTGCGGGTCTCGTACCACGCCCGGACGGGCCTGGCGCGGGTGCCGTGGGACAAGACCCAGCCGTGGCATTACGTGGCGGCGGCGCTGGCCGTGTTCGTGGTCGCGATGGTTGCCGTCACGGGCGTCGAGGCGGGCGTGCTGCACCGGAGCCTCTCCGCCGCCGTAACGAATTCTGCGGGCACGGGAACGACGCTGGGCACCGTGGTGGCCAATCACCCTGCGGGGCCGTCAGCGTCCAGCGTGGCGCCGTCTGAGGGCACTCCTGCGCCGTCC